ATCTTGTTGCACTCCATTAATATAATAAGCACCACCACTATCAGTAACAGTTATGTTTATTGTAGCTGGTGTAAATGTAGTTTTAAATCCATAAACTTCAGCAGAAGATGCATTAGCATAAACTAATCCATTTGCTGAGCTGTTCATAACAAGAGCTTGTCCTGCTGTACCAAAACCTGCAGGAGTATCTACTAAATCTTTTATTGATACATTAGCTAATTGAAATGTACCATAAGCTACTATCATTAAAATATCATTAACAGCAGCACCACTAGCTAATACAACACTTGTGCCTGTAGTTGCTGTGTAATCTGCATTTGCTAATTTTACACCATTTAAATAAACGTCAATAAATCCTGCGTCATAAGCTAAAACATTAGAATTTGAATCTTGTCCTGTAAATGTAGTTTGATTTGCTGTTGCAGTAAATTCAAATCTATCAGCTGTGCCATTTACTGTAGAACCTGCAGATTGCCACCCAGATGATCCATATACTTTTAACTGATTAGTTGAAGTATCAAAATATAAATCACCAGAGTCTAATGCACTTCCATCTGGATCAGCACTAGGAGCTGATGAGCTTGGTCCTAAATATATATTTGCAAAAGCATTAATATCAGCAAGATTATCACCTGCTCTAATTACAGATGCAGCAGAACCTGCTAGTGTAGATAATCCAGATATTCCTGCAAGTGTAGTAACATCTGATGATATACCAGCAACAGTTCCTACATTATTTGTAGGTGATATTTGACCAGCTACTGTATTAATATTTGTTGCATTTGCTACTGCAGCATCAATATTTGTTTGTTGTGAATTTGTTGGAGTTAATTGTTTCCATTGTGTATTACCAAGATCATACACTTTCATTACATTGTCTGTTGTATTAAAGTATAAAGCTCCATCTGCTAAAGCATTGCCATCATTATCTACTGATGGATCAGAAGATTTAGATCCTAAGAAATCATCATCAAATGTATCAAGAGCTGCTTCTGCTGCTGCTTGTGCTGTTTGTGCTGCTGTTGCAGAATTAGCTGAAGCTGTTGCTGAGGTTGCAGCTGCAGCTGCAGAGTTTGATGCATTTGTTTCTGCACTTAATAATGCTGCTGAATCAACAGAAAATTCTAAAGCTGTACCACCACTATTTACAGATAATATTTTACCTGCTACTAAATCTGGGAATGTAAGATTAAATGTATTAGATGTTGTTGCCGAAGCTCTAGGAGAAAACTTAAGATCTCTTTCAAGCTGTTGAGCCATAGCTACAATCTTATCTAATTCTTCATTTAAAGAAGCAATTTGAAAAGCTCCAGAAGTTGGAAAGTCTGTAGTTCTTTGTATAGCTATATCTCTAGATATAGTAATAATATCATTTAATGTAGCTCCACTACCACCTAATGTAATAGATCCACCACCTGTTACACCAGCTCCTGTTACAGAATATTCTGTAGCATCAGATGGTGATGCAGCAAAACTTAATAGTGTACTACCATTAAAAACTTTTAAGTCTGCGTTAGCAAAAAACTCAAAAGGTACAGTAAAAGATGTTTGACCAGATGTTGCTGTATATTGTACTCGTGGTTCTACATCAGAAATATTTATTGCCATTATCGAAGTCCTTTTTCTATATTGTCAAATAACCAATCCAGATACCATACGTTCTGAAATGGAATTAATCTACGCACATTACGAGCTGTATAATGATTATATTTATTTGCACCTACATCATACATGATGTCAAATATATTATATATTTGTGATGCCGAAGGACCAATCAATCCTACTTTAGATCTCATAGAAGATCCATAAGGTTTACCTTCTCCAAGTAATGGTCTTATACCAATTCTATTATCTGTAAGAGCTTCTATTGCTCTATTAACATCTACATAGATTCCACCAAGTCCAGATCTATCAAATGCATTTAATAATTTTTCTGTAAGAGATAATTTACTATAATCTTTATTAAATCTAAATTCACTATAAACTGCATCTACTAACATACCTGTACCCATTAACAACATAGATCCAAATAAAAAATCTAAATCTTTTTCTTGCATACCTCTTAACAACATTCTTTGTGTTGCTGCCATTGCAAATTTTTTAAATTGAACAATAGTACTAGCTAACTCATAGTTCATAAATAATGGAGTATCTCCTTTACCTGGAGTTACAATTGTAATATTTATATCTTTATTAAGAGCTGCACCAAAAGCTTGTTTAGCTCCATCATCAGTCCATTCTGCAGTATTAGCCATAAAGTTATGTTTTAGTTTAGTACCATTAAGTTCAAATTGTTTTGCAATTTTTTTAGCCATAGACTCATCAATACCAGAAGCAGCAAGTTTAGTTTTATTTTTATCTGCTAATGTACCTTTAGACCATTTGATAGAGTCTTCTAATATTCTAGAACCAATAGTAACAGATGCTGCACTTTTCATAAACTCTGTCCATCTAGACATTAAGTTTACATACATAAAATTAAAGTTAGCAGCTTTACCCATCATTCCTTCTATTTTAGAAGTCATACCAAACATATCTCCAATGTCAGAAAACAACATAGCTCTTTGACCTGTAACCATATCTACTGCTTCAGCAAATGATTGAGCTTCTTTTTTACCTGCTTTAAATATGCCAACTTTTTTATTGCTTAACATATCTGCCCACATTTCAAATTGAGTTTTAAATCCTCTTTGAATACCAGATGTCATAGCTATTCTGGCTACATCAGCTGTAGCTGCAAAAAAACCTGTAAGCATTGTAAGAGCATTATAATGTTTCATTGTTCTCATAGCTCTAGAAGTCCAAGCATGAGGATCTGCAGGTAAACCATATGTACCTCTTACAAGTTCTACACCTGCTTCTAAATCTTCTAATACTTGATTTCTTTCTGCTATTATTTTTGCTTTAGCTGATTTGCTTTTAGCTTTAGTTGCTTTAATATTATATTCATTAGCAACCTGCATTAAACCTGGAAAAGTCATAGACTCTGCTTCTGATATATATTTATATCCAAGAGCATTAGGATCTCCATATTTCAATGTAAAAAGAATATCTGGAGTTACTTGTCTATAATATGTTTTCATTAAAGAAAATATATCGCTTACTATAAAACCTTGATCAATTAGTTTTATTTGTGTTTCTGGTAATAAATTTAATTCCCTAGCTCTTGTAGCTCTAGCATATCTAGGTCTATTAAATGCATATCTTCCATAAATAAGATCATTAATATCATCTGTATATTTAGTTTTTTCAAATCTTTGAAAAGGAAAGTGTGATGATAAATCATCTACTAAAGTATTTAGTTTTTTTTCATTAATGTATTTGCCTTGTTTAATTAAATCTTCTCTAATTATATCTTTAAACAATCCTTTGTTTCTATCTATATTAGTTTTATTATAAATAATATTAATATAGTCTTCTACTAACTTATCTGTTCTTTTTAATCTTTCTTCTAATTTTGCAATCTTGTTTTGTATTTCAGTTCTAGAAAATTGTGATGTAGTACCATCTACTTTTGATTTAAAAGATTTAGTACCTTCACCTTTTTTAATCATATTTTCTAATGTAGATTTCCAAAAAGCAAGTTCTCTTTCAATAGGAAGTCTTCTAATACCTAGTTCTTGTACTTCTTTACCAATAGGTTTGTATACTTTTTCATCTGTAATTCTTGCAGCTGCTGCAATTTCTGGAACATCATGTTGCATTTTATTAAGTCTAGTTTTTGTTACTTCAGTTGCAAATTCTTGCAAAGACATTTTACCATTAAATCTATTATGTAAATTAATACCTAGTTCTGTTCTAGGTGCTTTACCTTGTACTCTGTTTATATATAAAAGATATTGTTCTTTTATTTCTTTCATAGCTTCAATGCTACCGACTTCTCTCATTCTTAATTTAGTTTCAATAGAAGCATCAGTTGCTTGAAATCCATATTGTTTTGTGTTTTTAAGTTTAAGTAATGGTGTATCTAATATATCTGCAATCATAGTTCTTGCAGTTTTAGAAGATGCTTTAGTAGTTCTAAATACATTAGTCCAAGGACCATCTTCTCCAAACTTACCTAAATTACTTTTAACAAATCTTTCGCCTGTAAATTCATCTATTGGTTTAGGTTGGATTCTAGCTTCATTAGCAGCAGCTCCAACAGATCCAGGAGTTACTCTTTCTGTTGGATTTATAAATTTACCATCTTCATATATTTGTTGTGTTATTTGTTTTGGTGCTGTGTTGTAAGCTTTATCTGCATCAATAACTTTTTGTTGCACACCTGCACCTACAGTTCCTTTTGCCATTTTATTTAAAATATAAGGAACACCATAACCACCAGCAACAACCCAAGGAACATATGAATCATCTCTAGTAACATCTAATTGTTGTTTAGCTATTTCTTCTGCTGCAAATGCAGTACCAAATACTTTAGCTCCTTGTCCAACTTTAGTCCAAAGTAAAAGAGTTGAAGGATCTGCAAAAGCTCCTGTTATTCTACCAAGATGATACCAAGGACTAGAATAATTAGCTTCTGCATTTTTATTTAGTTTATCAATAATTGCTGATGTTTCAGCTACACTTTTACTAAAAAGAAAATGATCATAAAAATCTTGATAAGGTGCAATTTGTGGATCTTCTTTAGGATTGTAATTTTCATCTGGTGGAAAGTCTTGATTATTCATCATGTATTCTACAGCAATAGCTGGTAGGTTTTCGTCCATAAAACCTGTACCAAAATCAGATATATTAAACTCAACTGGTTTTTGTTTTTCTTCAGCTATTTTACGTTCTTGATCTGGTGTTATAGGATATTGTATCATCTAATTTTTCCCAACTTACCTTCATATGAATTAATACCTAATTCATAACCTTCCATAATCATTGCATCTAAAAACAATTGATTATTAGGTGCATAGTATTCATTAAATGCTGTTGATCCCATTTCGTGTTCAATCATAAATTTAATTATATTACGCATTTGTGTTGGGTCTAAAAAGTTTACAACTGTATCTCTTGTCATATCAGTTTTTTCTTCTAAAGCTTGTAAATAGATATTAGAGTTTTCAGCATATGCAGTTAATATTTCTCCAAGTGTAGGTTCATCTCCATATCTTTTAGTAGTATTATTATTTATTAATGTTGAGTTATTAATCATAACTCTTACACCAGCTCTAATAGAATCTATAGGACTAGCAAATACTGCTGCTTGATTACCTGTATTTACATCTGTCATTTCACCTACCCATGCAGAATCAGTTTTCATAACTGCCATATAATTATTTGTTCTAAATGTTAATGGTAAAGATTTATTATCTATATTATCATAAACAAACTGTTTATATTTTAAACCTAAGTTTGCTTTAGTGTATTTCATTTTATGTGGAGGAAATACAGATTCAATTAATTTTTCTTTTGATGTAATTCTAGTATTTTCATTTATTCTAGCATCAAATGATAAATGTTCATTAATCTCATTATTAATTTTAATACCTTCATCATAATAAGGTTTAAGATCTACATCTATTCCTAATGTTTTAAATATAAAAGCAAATGGTTTTACTTCTGCAGGTACATCATTTAATAATGGTATATCTGGATAAAACTTATAATCACTAGCTTCTATACCCATTTTAATAGTTTTAAATATTACATTTTTAGCAAATGCTTCCATACCACTATCACCATCTAAAAGATGACCATGTATTTCCATAAATTTATTATATTTATTTTCTGCTAGAGTATTAATTAATTGTGATCTACTTCCAGATTTACCACTAATTTGATTAACACCTGCAAAACCTGTAGGATCAAAATAGTTATCACCTTCTGTTAAATTAATCATAGTATTATTATGATTTATTTTAATATGATAATTAGGTTGTCCATATGTATTATATGTACCAGCAAATTCTATAATAGTATTTTGGAAACCATTATCTATTTCTGTTTTAATTATATCATTTATATTATTTGCTACTATTTTAGATTTACCAATTATTGGAAAACCTTTTGATTCTTTAATACCAAATCTTTCTTTTTGTTCAGCTTCAGTTAAGGTATTAGTTAAATAATTACCTTGTGCAATAATAGCATTTTCAAAACCTTGACCTTTAAAACCTATTTTGTCTTCATAAGCATTTTTAACCATTTTAATTGATCCATTGCCACTAAACTTAGTACCTGTAAAACCTTGATCTTTTAATATATCTAAAGCTTTTAATGCTGCATGTCTAAATAATGCTTTGCCTTCGTTTGTTGTTATATCAAAATTTTTAGAACCATTAAGATGAACTAATTGTGATACTGTAGCTTGTAACCATTTAGCTTTAACTTCTTCTGTAAGAAGTGTACTAGCTCTTGATGGTAAAAGAGTTGTGCTACTATTATGAAATAAATCTGTATATTGATTTTTTTCAGACAAAAAAAACTTCTTTGCCCACCAGCTATCTGTATTAATATCCAGATCACCAATAAGATCTTCAAAGCCATTTACTACCTCATTTGCATTTGTGTTTAAATTAAGATCAATATCTGTTTTAATTTGTTTAAATTTGTCAGTATCTTTAGCAATGTTATTTAATTTAGCTGCTAAAGTTTTATCGTCCATCATTGCAGTAGCACCCATATTTAAACCTTCTTCATACATAAAAGCATTATCAACTGTAAGATTAGGATATAAACCTTTCATATATTTATATAATGATAAGTTTTCTCTATATATAGCTACTTGATTAGGTTCATTATAATCTACATTAACTTTAGTATTTAATCTGTTAATTACT